CCTTCTGCATCTTGGTATAATATTTCTCGACGTGGGTCTTAACCTTTGCCATGTCGGCCTCGGGAATCTGGACGCCTCCCCGGGCGCCCATTATCACAGCGGCCACGGCGAAGATCCCCCGCGGGATAGCGGTAAGCTTACTGCCGGCGACATCGGCGAAGCCCAGCTTATAACTGCCGAACAGCTCGGGGCTCTCCTCGTCGTACCAGTAGAAGGCCTGGCGGTACTTATTCCAGTTTATATTGTCTTCCCCACCGGCCCAGGCTCTGACCCTTTTCTCCGCAGCACTGGCATCCCACTCATCCTCACGGTCCGCCAGGGGTAAATCGGCGAAGGTCGTTGCCTTCTTGACACTCAGCACGATCGCCTCCGGGTTGGCGGCAAAGGTTACCAGCGATACGTCCCAGAGCCTGACCTCCTGGAGGTGGCGGATGCCATCCTGCCACGATTCCTTCAACGTATCGTAGCCGATGGACATCTCGGTGATGACGCCGTCCTTCATAAGGCTCAGGACTTCCTTAGCGCGCTGGACACCGAGGCTCAGCTTGCCCTTCACGAGCAGGCCTTTGTCATCCTCCAGCAGCTCGTCGGGCTTGCCTATCGGCTCAAGTGTATTGTGATTCCAGAGGATTTTTACCCGATTCCCCGCTTCCTTGAGGGTCTTGGCGAACGCGCCGGGCTCGATAATATCGCCGTATGAGTCGGGCTTTTTCGAGAAGGTAGCTGCGTAGCCCGTGAAAACCCCTGTCTCCTCGTCGACTTCCTTAATTTCAAAGCTTACTGTCTTGTGTTCCGGTTTCATTTTGACCTCCCTTTTCAGTTAACCGTTGCCTGTTACCATGCCAATCAGGCTGCTCACTATATACCAGAGGACGCCGGCGCCGATAACCCCGGCCGCCCACCAGAAGGGCCTTGAGATACTGTGCATCCTGTTGCTCACCAGCTTATACAATAGGCCGAATGCCGCCAGCGTTACGGCTTTCTCGTCGGCCCCCTTCCAGCCTTTGTTGGCGACTTCCTCGGCAGCCTCGTCTATCATCTTCTCAAATAAGCCATTTTGCATTGCGCTATCTCCCTGTTAAATTATCTGGTCCCGAAGCTCTCCACACATCGGCAGTCGATGTCAAGCTCACCCGGGTACATCGAGCCATCAGAATAAGGTTCATTGAAATCCACAGTTTCACCATCAAGAGCAGCATGGGAATCACGGACCCTATCATCGCGTGAAGTGACCCAGGTGTGAGTTTTCACTACTCCCGACTGTCTGGCAGCTTCCCTCTGCCCGAAGCCGGCAGCATGAGATATTTCCGTGCGGGCTACGCGCATGGCCTTGTAGGGTGACCGGTCTGAATAGAACTGCCGCATATTACGGCCGATTTGCACGGTGCTCAAGCCCTCTTCCTGCCCGGCTACCAGGACGGCTCTCATCTCGGCCTTATCAGTATCAAGGATGCTCTTCACGTCGGCGGCGCCGTTCTTCTTCATCCAGGCCATGGCAGCCAGGCTCATCGGGTCGAACACCCATTTCGCCTCGCTCCCCCCGGAGGACTTGCCGCCGAAATCCTCAGCGATTACAGCCCCGAAGTCCTCGATAAGAGCGCCCAGGATAGCGGTCATCATCTTCTCCCACTCCGGCGCCATGCCGTCGATGGCCCCGTTGATAACCTTCTCCAGGTCGGCCTGGGCCTTAATGCCCTTCAGCGCCTTCTCTATCGCCTTGGCCTCAGCCTCATAAAGCGGGACGACCTTCCCGCTAACCACTCCCCACCAGGCGACGCGCCGGCGGTCTATTCTCTTCCACTGAGCGGCCTTGGCCTCTTCTGTCTCCAGGTCGGCGGCCTTGACTCCTGCCTTCGTAGGAGCCCCGGCCGGCAGGAGGGTCAGGGGCAGGTAGCTCAGGTCCCAGCCTCGGAATTCGTTGAAGCCCATCTCCAGCCTCTCGTTTATCTGGTCGAAAGGGACCCCCATCGCCCACAAGTTCTTGGCCTGCTCCACCTTCTTGGTAAAGTCTTCACGGAGGGCGGCCACCTTGGAGGTGTCATACGAAATCGTTATATCCCCGTACATCGGGGCCAGCCTTAGATTGAGCGTTGACTTTATATCGTCGAGCAGGGGTATAACCACATCCTCATAGAGAGCCTTGCGAGCCTCCATCATATTGTTATAGGACGATTGTTCTAAATCTCCGAGGAATATCGGGCTTATCCCGAACGCCCCGGCTATGTCTCGCTTGTTGTGGAGCCGGGAGGCGATATAGTCCATCTCGATAGCGGTCAGGGACATCTGGTTCCACTTGGCCCCGGCGCCCAGCACCCATGGCTCGCGCCTTCTGCTCTTGGCCAGGAAGTATTCCTTTATCTGCCGGCGTGCCTCCTCGAACTGCTCCTGCGTGAGCGGAGTCTCATGCGTGAAGACCCCGTCGGTAACACCTCTATTCTGCATAGAAATCTTCTGGGTATCCTGGGCCTCGTTATCGGTATCGATGGTCCTCGCCGCCGCCTGCAGCGGCCCCATGCCCCAGTACGGATTGCCCGGGTCGACCATCATAAAATGTATGAACTGGCTCTGAGGCACAACCCGCTGGCTCCCGTCGGCACTGGTTACCTGCCAGCCCTTCAGCCATACCCCTGGTACATCGGACGGGATAGGCTTGACCAGGTCGGGCATCACCGTCCAGATCTCTTTGACCTGCTTTCCCACGATAATCGGCTGCCAAAGCGCATTCCCCGTCAGCTCGAGGTGGGCGATCAGGAACTCTATCAGGTCCTGCCCCGCGAACTCCGGGTTGGGCTTCTGCAGCACCCTGGCCAGGGGATGGCCCTCCATCTTCTCACCTTTGCTGTCCATGATGACCCAGGGAACGGCCGAGGAAGCCTGGATAATCGTCCTCACGGCGCGGTAGACATAGACGCTGATTTTATAGCCCTCGCGGGTTGCCTTCCTCACCGTCATATCGGTATAGACCGGGACGCCGGCATACTGCAGGGAGAGAACCTGGAAGGGATTCAAGGCCGCGGTGTTGACTGCCTTCTCTCCGTTTTTCTTCGGGAGAAGGGCTATGGCTATCCTGCTTCTAAGCTCATTTAACATCAAGCCGCTACTCCTATCATAAATTCTTTCGGGGGCTTGGATTCTTCAATCATCAGCTCGGTAAGGGCCCAGACCAGCGCATCGAGCCTATCGGGAGAAGTACCACCCGGGACCCACTCGCAAAGCTGGTCTTCCAGCTCCGGGAAGAAGCCGACATGGTGAATCAGCCCCTGCTCATATAAGGCGCTCACCGGCTCCGCCCTCACTAGCTTGCCCCGGCTGGCATGCACCGCCTTATAAGGCACCGACTCGTCCACCGTCCGGATGGTGTGCTCCACCATATCGCCGCCATTATTGACCTCGCCGACTATCCGGTCGGCCTTGTGCTTGTAGTATCCGGTTACTGCGGCGGTCGCCCAGCCGCTGGGGGAAGACCTTATCGTTAAATCATCCAGGATATAGCCGTGGAGCTGCCCATTAAACATCGCAATGCCGGCCACGATAATGCCCGTCTCCGCCGACTCCGGATTATCCGAAGCCGCCGGGTCTATGGCCACCACGACCCTGGTCAGGTCCGGGTGCTGCCTGACCCTCAGCTCGTCTATCCTGTCTCGCTTCCAGAGGGCATCGGGGTTATCGTCCAGCACCTCCCCGTCCAGCTCCTGCCGGCCGAGGCGGGTACCATCGTACTTCTCCATAATATATTTCAGGAATGGCGGCGCCAGGTTAATGCGATTGTCAAGGGTGTGTCCCCGGGTGACCGCTACTCTACCGTTGGGATTCTCCTCTGTCCTAGCATCCTTGACTAATCCCTTAATGACTTTGATAGGCCGGGGGGTAGTAGCCACCACCGCCTGGGGGTTGTCCCCTATACGCAAGCCGAACATCAGGTTATCCCAGGCCTCCTGGGGGTACTTATACTTTGATAGTTCGTCGACCAGCGCCTTCGCATGCTGTGGACCGCGGAGCTGGCCGGGTTCGTCTCCGGAGTAGATGATGCCCAGCACTCCATTAGGCCAGATCACCCGGCGTTTTGAAGGCTCATACTCCGGATAAAACCAGGGCGGGCTTATCTTCAGGATGGAGCTATCGCCTACCTCGACAAGCGTATCCCGGACATCAGCCTTCGTTTGCCCAATCAGGGCTATAGGGCTGTATCCTTGCCTCGCCCATTTGATCACCAGCTCATTACCGGTTCGGGTTTTGCCGAAGCCACGGCCGCTGAGAATAAGCCAGATGTACCAATCCCAGTTAGGGGGTAATTGATTGGGCCTGGCCCAGGCTCCCCAGTCGTATAAGAGAGATTCAGCTTCCTTCTGGCTTAATCTGTTTATCGCCTTCTGCCGCTCCCGCGCCGGCAGTAAAGCGATTGATTGCATCAAGGAGTTTTCCTTTAGCATCTATCTCCGCCTCTATGGGCTTCCCGTCCTTGCCGGTGTGCTCGTGTTTCTCCTTCTTGCCCCACCGGTCAAAATACTGCCTCTCAAGATGTGTCATGTCTGCCTGCCACTCAGGGCGGGAAAATGTTTCCTCTACTACATCCGTTCCGTCCTTCTTGGTATAGGTAACACGCTTGATAAGCGCTCCACCCTTACCGGCCCGCCGGATGCGCTGGACACGCTCTATTTCAGCCTCGGCCCGCGCCGTCTCCACCGCCAGGTAAAACTCACGATAATCCCCGCTCTTAGACTTCTCGCCGGTTTTCAGCCAGTTGTAAGCCGTCTTCGGGGTAATCCCGCATTTCTTACAGGCCGTCTCGAAGTAATTGCCGCCTCGGAGAAGCCTGACCAGTTCCCTTCGGAGCACCGGGGTTAATTTAGTATTTCGTCCTGCCATTGATTATTTCTCAAAAAATAATGGGAATAAGTAAGGGGCAGCGAGGAGTGTCACCTTACGGCTCTCCCCATCTGCCCCTATACCGACTGGTAGCGGGGGCCGGAATCGAACCGACGTAGCCTGGCTTATGGGACCAGGCAGGCAACCAACAGCCTCCACCGCATAAAAAAACCCACCGCTGCCGGTGGGCTAAAATGCACAGAGGGCGCAAACCGCCCTCAAGAACTAAGTATAATTGAATGTGGATATACTTGTCAAGGGTTAAAAAGTGGAGCGATTAGTCCATTTTAGGGTTATCGTACCAGCAGAATATCACCCTTCCCTTAACCTGTTTAACTTCCCTGGTATGCCCCTTCAATCCTTCCATCTTGCAGTATCTAAGCCAAGCAGTATTGACAGAACTCCTATTTTCACTCAAAGGCACCTGAAGACGAACTGCCTGCCCCGGTTTAATCTTGGGGAAAATATCCTTGAGGAATAGCCACTTCCCCCTTCTACCCCGGGGGATTGTTTCTTTACCAACTATGGCCGCCTGATAAGGATTCTCCATTTCTAACTCCTCTGCCTGTATCCCTTCTTCCGCCTCCACCCGCAGCAATAACTCAGTGCCCGGTCTATCCGCCTCACAACCGTATAGGTGTCTATATGCCAGTGCCGGGCTATGCTCCCTTCATCTTCCCCGTAGACATACTCCATCTTGCACATGGCGCCGTCCTGTCCGGCATTCTCCAGCCGGATTTCAATTTCTGCTGCTATCAATGCAGGTTTTACAAAACTAGCTTCTGTTTTAGTTCCCTTCGACTTAAATGCCCAGTCTTGATAACCACTCCCAGTCGGCTCTCTAGGCCACTCACCATTTTTCAATGTCGATAAGTTGGCCAATGCCCACTTTACTTGCTCAAGCGTGAAGGTGAATTCCTTATATGAATACTCTACTTGAGACACCTTTGCATCCTGTTGCTATTTAGGTTCATATATGCTATACTTACAATATGTGGACGAAAGAACAAAGCAGGAAATGGAAACAGGAACACCAACATCCCTGTTTGGATTGCGGACAGCCATGCTCTCAAGAGGCCAAACGCTGTATAAATTGTGAGCACAAACACAGACAAAGGCCGATAGCACGATTTTGCCCTGACTGTGGCAAACCTATCAATCAACAGCAAAATGGGAAATATGATTCTAGGAAAGCAGCAAAGAGATGCCGGTCTTGTGCCTCGAAGCATAATTGGGAAACAGGAAACATCAGAGCAATCCACGCCGCTTTGAAAGCTGAAAGGGATAAAGGAAGAATCGGCAAAAGATATAAGTCTACAGGCGGATATATATTTGTCTTCATACCTGACCATCCCAGAGCAAATAGGCATGGCCTCGTTCTGGAACATATTTGGGTCTGGGAACAGGCGAATAAAAAACCTCTGCCCCCAGGATGGATAATCCATCACCTGAACGGAATTAAAGATGATAACCGCCCCCGAAACTTGGAAGGGTTGCCGAATAAAAAACACTATCTTGTGCTTCAGGCTAAGGCCAAACGTATACAAGAGCTTGAAGCCCAACTTAATGGACAATCGCAGCTCTTCTAATGCCCACCAGAGGTCATTCACCTTTAAGCACCCTCTGGATGGCCCTTACTCCAACCTTAAACATCTCCGCCAGCTCTTTAGTGCTCTTGCCTTTTTGGCGGAGCTCTTTGATAGACTTATTCCTCTCCTTTTTTAGCCAGGCCTTCTTACCGCCGGGGTATTCATAAACACAGACCTCAAATGGGCAGTTCAAGCAGGACGGGGCAAACTCACAGCCGGTATCCTTGCGAAGGTAATCCTTGCCCACCTTCTTAAAGCTCACTTGATTGGCCGACTCCGTTTAGTCGGAATCCTCATCAGCCGGTCAATTTCCTTCAGGGACTCGACACCACTAAAATCTGCCCGGGTAAGCAGCTCTAACCTGGTGCCGTAGAGCTTCCACTGGACTAAGATCAGCTTAGCCAATGCTTCCCTTGAAATACATTGCCACAAGGGGTATTGGAATTTAATAAGACTTGACATTTAGATACCAACCTGATACAATTACAATATGACTAATGAGGAAAAGAGACGGGAATCCAGACGGAAATATTATTCTAATCATCATGAAGAGGCTCTTGCTAGTATAAAAGCCTGGCATGCTGCCCATCCTGAATATATGAAGCAGTGGGAACAAACTCATAAGCATCCGTGTATTGATTGTGGTAAGCCATGTTCTAGGGTATCTGTAAGGTGTAAAAGCTGCGCCCTGAAGCTGGCTTGGGCTCAAGGGAAAATGTACAAAAACCATCCGAGGGGCAAAGACCATCCTATGTGGAAGGGAGGAAGGCAGAAATATCGTGGATACATCGTGATTTATAAACCTGACCATCCACGGGCTAATAGCAGCGGGTATGTTTGGGAACATTGGCTTATATGGGAGCAAGCAAACAATAAACCTTTGCCGAAAGGCTGGATAATACATCACCTTAATGGCATTAAAGACGATAACCGCCCACGCAACCTTCAAGCCCTGCCAAACAAGAAACATTATCTTGTCCTTCAGGCGAAGGCAAAGCGTATTCAGGAATTGGAGGCCGCTCTTAACGGGCAATCTCAGTTGCTTTAATTCCCATATAGGGCAGGTCAGTCTATTCATATCTCACCTTATCGAACCTCGATAATCTGGTAATAAAAGGAGGCGACATTCTGAGCCTGTAAGCCCATACAATGTCGCCTCCTGTATAAGCCCGGTCGGTTTCCCTCCGGGCCAGGTCAGCTAATTATTTAGTTATTGTAATTTTAACCCTTTCTGTGCAGTATGGCTAATATGTACTACATGGCCATTTTGAACCTTCACAGTGACCTCGCCAAAGCCGGCCTCTTTGACAATATCAAGGTACTTCTCAATCAAAAGCAGTTCCTGCTCCTGGCGCGGTGTTCTCTTCGTCATCTCAGTATCTCCGCAATCTCGTCAAAATTTTCAGGCTTGAAGATATAAACTTCCGCCTTAGTTTTCTCCAGGGCTTCAATCCATTCCTTCTGTGCAGGGGAGAGCTTTCCCTTCTCACTCTTGAGTTCAAAAATCAATAACCTTTCATTCTTGGCAGCGATGTAGTCTAAGAAGCCCGCGTGGCCAGACAAAGCCGTCCTCCACCCGTGTTCGGTACGGGCTGGCCTGAAGTGTGTCCACCGCCAGTGGAAAATATCCAGCAGATTTTCGACCTGCAAACTAAATTGTTTTTCTGTTATCTTCACTTCTCCCTCACAGCAGGGGCTTCATTGGCCAAGATATCTACGACCTTCTTTTTTAAACCACGCCTTAGATTCTTCTGGTGATGCGTCATATTCACCGTCTTTAGCTCGTTGTGCTACTTCATTGATACCGTTTTCTACGCAATCTTGTATGAGGCGCAATATCGGAGTGGCAATTGGGGTTTCAAAGTCG